TGGCTACTCTGGTGGGTATAGATCACAAATGGAGATCTGAGCACAAAGGGATCCCCCTGTTTTGGATCTGCAAAGAAATGAAAGTGAAGGCTATTGCAGCTGGGGCTGATGTAGTAAATGAGCGGTGGATGCTTGAACAAATGAATAAAAAGGAGTTTATGAACATGGGTAAAACTACAAAGAAAATTGAAGAGATTATTGCAGGCGAAGAGTGCCCTCTGCCAATAGAGATCATTCCTAATAATATGGGGATCAGTCTTAGCTCTGTGGAATCTATCAGCTGGGACAGGCAGGAGGATGGGCAGCTAACCCAGATAACAATCAATTTCACCCCGGATCCCCACTGATCTACTAACATAAGGGATGGGAGCCAGATGATAAAAGTTAATCAGACGATCACAGGGACAAACGGGGATTGCCTTAGAGCCTGTATAGCATCCCTGCTGGATCTGGAGATAGTTCAAGTCCCTCACTTCAATATGTTCGGGGATGATCTTTGGTTCCCCGTGTTTTTAGGCTTTTTGAGATCTCTGGGATACGAACGCTATAAGTGGCACGATGTAGATCCAGAGCTCTTCAGGACGGTAATAACTGAAGAGAACAGTATAGGCGGATACATCCTTGCTACAGTCCCCGGGCTGGCAGATCCCAGAGCAGAAGATCATGCTGTGATCATAGATCTGGATGGAGTAGTTTTCCACGATCCCCATCCCTCAAAAGTTTATCAGGATGTGAATGTGATCGAATCCGGGCAGCTGAAATATATAGAAGCAATCAGGAAGCAGAAAAATGGCTGAGACAGTTCATATCCCCAAGATAGACAATGAGCATACACTGAGCCCAGCATGGGTTCCTTTGAGCAATACTGATAAAGAGATACTGAAGCCCGGGATCCGCTGCAAATGCGGGGAGTATTGTGGGATTGGCTGCCATCATGTTCATGCTGATGGAAGGGTAACAGCCTCATTTTTCCATAGCTCTGCAGATTGGACGTGGAAGGGGAAGCCCATGAAGGGAAATCCCCGGGGATGCGGATGGCACGTTTACCTGATTCTGGATGATTACGATCGTGGAGACTTTCCCCCGGTGGATCCAGAATGAAGCAGCTCTGCAAAGATTTTAATGAAGCAAAACAACGGGCGGATGCCCATATCGCAGAGCTCTGGAGAGCAGCAGAGCCAGCAATAATATTTGGGAAGGAAGCAATTATGGAGACGGGCGTAACAGAGAACACTATTGTATCTGGGGGACGTGTAATCGAGATCAGCAAAAAGCGGAATACAGCTGTAGCTCATGAGATCCCCGTGGTAGCAACTAACAAAGATCAGGAAGCAGCTGAGAGCATCCTGAAGGGATTTCTGGAGCAAGTTATGAACAGGGTAAGCAGCAAGTGATCTATGGGCAAGAGAAGTGCATCCAGATTACTATGGAACTGCATGATATGGATCGTGAGGAAGCAGCAGATGCCTTTTCATTTAATGTACTGGGAGCTCATGCCGGGGATCACTCTCCCCGCTTTGTGGATGAGGATATGGAATATTGAAAGCACTCTCCATCATACAGCCCTATGCATCGTGGATCTCTGGGGGGATCAAAACGATTGAAACCAGAACATGGAAAACAGAATTCCGGGGCAGGATCCTGATATGCAGCAGCAAATCAAACCAGATCACCCCTTCACCATTCTGGGCAAAGGTCATGCAGGGTTATGAATACCCCAAAGGCGTAGCATTATGCACAGCTGAGATCTTGGATTGCAGACCAATGACAACACTGGATCAGGCATTAGCCTGCTGTGAGATCTATGAGGGTGCATTCTCATGGGTACTGGGTAACATTGTAAGAGTAAATCAATTCCACGTAAAAGGTGCTTTGGGGCTCTTCAATGTGGATTGGGTAGAGGGGGATCGTGTGGCAGATCCCCTTCCCCCACAATTAACACTATTCAAATAGGGAACAGAAAATGCAAACACCATTCAGAATCAATAAGGCACTAAAGGATCCATTCAGCTTAAACAAACCAAAACCAAAGGCTCCGGAAAAGCTCCCGGATAATGGGTTCAGGGATATCTACCAGATCCTGCAGGAACTAAGGAAGGCAGTAGGATCCAATATCACCATAGCAGCTGTACTGGAAGAGAACGGGCTGCTGCTATCATTCAGCTTTCACAAGATCCCAAAATATAAAGATCTACCAATGTTTCATGCAGCTATGGAACCTGAAGATTGGTATGAACCCACAGCCAGCACAATTACAGTGGTGAACGATGGGATTAAGGAATATTTGGCAAAAGCTCCGGAGCATATCAGAGAAGCCCGGAAGCAGAACCGTAAAAAATAAAAGGACTGGGAACTAATAATGCTTCAGTTTAAGTTCGCAGCAGACAGGAGTTCCGAAGGGCGTAAACCACGTTCCCCGGAACTTTTTTCTATTTTAGGAGAGTTACATGGCTAAATCAGACGATAATAAATCCACTGGAAACCGTAGCTGGCAAGACAATCCCGCTATTGAAGAGCGCAAAATGGCAGAGAAGTATCTTGCCAAGTCTGGGGGCTCATCACTGCAGGATCTGGCTGAAAAAGTTTCTCATGATATTAGCCCAATTATGGCTGCAATTCTGGAAGCAAACGGTATTGCAGACGATGGAACTCCATTAGATGAGATCCTAATTAACGATCCTAAAGCGATGGCATCCTTTGAGAGCATGATGAAGGGGAAGAGCTCAGATGCCCTCATGAAGAGGCATATAGACAGCCTCACTGATATGGTAATGACTATGCAGATAGATCCGGATCTCACCCGGGACAGTATAGATAACTACGATTTTCCCCATGAGCGTGTAAAGCCTGTGATCCTGAGAAGAGCAGGAAACAGCATCCCAGCACGTATGATCAAAGCATATCGATTTAACCAGCTGACTGAGTTCGCTAAAAACAGCGATGGAAAACGTCCCGGCTTCAAGCTGGTATTCTCGGATCCAGAGTACAAACCCACAAAACCAGAGCGGAAAAAGATCAGGGAGTGGGAGCAGATCTTTGCCAATAAATTCTTTTTTACACCCAATGAGAATAGACCAAGCTTAGGGAAGTGGCTGAGTTATGCATACAGTGATTTCTTTGATATGGATAAGGTCGCTATTGAGATAGTGAGAACCACAGCATCCACCAAAAAGAAAGCAAACTATGCAGGGGATCCACTTGCTCTGATGATCGTAGATGCTGGAACTATTATGCATATTGTCCCCAAGCAAAAGGGAGCCCAGTTAGATCAGTGGCGATGGGATAGACACGATTTTGAAGGCAATCTATCAGAGGCTGGAATAGAGTTCGATTACATAGATGATTACAGGTATCTCCAGATCGATCGAAACGGTGTCAGGCAGATGGCTTACAAAGAATCCCAGATGATCCTATCTCATGCATTCGGAACCACGGATATACAGGAGCAGTTTCAGGGATTCAGTATTATTGAGCAAAGCCTTCAGGTTATCCGGTACATCATTGATTCAATCATATACAACTACACTCGCAGATCATCCGGTACAATGCCGAAGGGAATGATCAATGTCGTGGGTGCTACTGAAGATGGTTTCTCCCGGCAGGAAATGGAAACCTTCAGGAAAATTATCTGGGGAATAGCATCCGGGCGGAAGGATAAATGGAAGTATCCAGTTCTGGGAACTCCAAAGGGTGTGAAAACAGAGTTTATTAAGTTCCATGAATCATCCCGGGAAATGGAAGATTTCACATGGTTATCTACTCTATTCAGTGTGATGTGTACACTGGCTGGTATGGATCCAGAGAACATAGCAATGGCATCCCAGAAAAATGTAATAGGCAAATCATCCATGTTCGGAAGATCAGAGGAAGAGGGAGCCAATTACAGATCTCAGGATGAAGGACTACGCTTTTTCCTCACCTATACAGCTGGCATCATAAACGGATCCCAGATCATTGAGCAGCTTACCGGGCTGCAGGATGTTGTGTGGGAGTGGGTAGGTCTGGATGTAGAAGATGAAGCCAAAAAACTTGCTCTGGAGAAAACTTCTCTGGAGACTTCAGCCAGCGTGAATGATCTGCTGACTGCTCAGGATAAGGAAACTAAGGAACTGCTATTCGGTGGAGAGAATATCTTTGATATACCGGGTATAGGAAACACCACTACCGTTCAGCTAATCCTGCAGGCACTGCAGGCAAAAGCTCAGGAACAGATGGGTGATCAGTTCGGATTCTTTGGTGGAGACGATGGTGGAGCAGAACCCCCACCTTTTGAACCCCAGATGCCTAATGCAGTGGAGCCAGATGAAGCAGAGAAGCCTGAGATCCCCGGGGCTCCAAAAGCAGCAGCCCCCAAAAAAGAAGTAGAAGCACCAGATAGAACAAAAGCATCCACAGCTGCCCCTGCTCCAATTAAGAAGAGCGTTCCCCATGTTATGATCCGGGTAGTCCATGACTAAACACAAAGCACTGGATTTCGGTATTGATCAGGAACTGATGAAGAGCTCCCCCGGGCAGCGTATTTCTGCTGTTAGGGATCTGGCTCATGTTCTGGATGTTGCAAACCTGATTGAGATCTCCCCAATGCATAAAGCATCGAAAGCTGAAAGCATCGATGAACCCCATGAGAATCCTGTTATCTGGGAACTGGAAAAGCAGTTCTATGCCCTCTGGGATCCAAAGGCTGTGATTAAGGAAATACTCACTGGGATCGGTATCGGATCCAAATACTTCAAAGCACTCCAGTTCGATCTATTGAAGGCTAAAAAATATCAGCTGTACAAGGCTGATGGGCAGCCTCTGAATGATCAGGAGATAGAACGCTTAGAGAAGATCATCCAAAGGGCTCTGAAGGTGGATATGGCTACTGTGAGGAAACTTATAGTACAGTCTGCTGCAGCTGGGAAGCTGGCAGAGAATACCGTGATGGGGAGAACGCTGCAGATCAGTATAGCCAAGCTCCCCAAAACCATTCAGGAAGCAATCAAAACTTTGAAGCTCACCCAGAGAGAAGTTAGATCTCTCCAGTGGGCTCAGGAATTCGCTGCTACAAATGTCACAGCTGTAACAGATAGAGCCAGAGCTAAAATAAAGAATACAGTAATGCAGGGGATCCAGCAGAGGACTTCCCCTAAAGTGCTTGCAAATAAATTGTACAATGAGGTAGCTCTGGATCCCAGATCTGTAATGAACCGGGATTGGGAACGGGTAGCAATAACAGAAATGAATAGATCTTCCAATGATGCTTTTATCTCTGCAATGAATGAAGATGAATATGTGCTGGGTAACTCCCATGACGATGCTTGTCCCCATTGCAAAAGATTAATTGATCTGAAGATCTACAAGGTTACTCATGATCCACCAGCATTCTATGGGGATCTGGATCCTAAGAGCAAGGAATACGAAGATCTGGCAGAACGCTGGGAAAATGAGATCTGGGTAGGCAAAACGAACGTAGGACGATCTACCAGCCCCCGGAAGCAGACTCCAGAGGGATTAGTGGATAGGGAGCATAGTGAGCTCAGTATGCCCGTGCTGCCCCTTCATCCTCACTGCAGATGCAGATGGAGCAGATGGATACCAGATCTATACTATTTGAAGGCTGGGAAAGTGGCATTCGCTACAGATCCAGAAACCAAATCGGAGCAGGCGGAATGGCTGAAGAGCAATCCCCTGTATAACATAGGGAAATCATAGGGAGCAACATGAAAGATTCAACTCAAATCAGTGAGTTCAAACAGGTTCATGCTCGGATAGATGAGCTTGTGGAAGCGCAAAATCTCATGACAGAACACGTCTCTGGTGCTATGCTCAGGAACCGTGCATACGATAATTTGATAAATCGTAGCTGGGTCCTCAGTAGGTTTTTATCCAATAAGAGGATGTTCAAGGAAATGACAATGATCAATGAGGCTGAGGTTACTATTCGCACAGAGGAAGAGCGGATCAAAAATCGTAACCAGAGAGAAGCCGATTTAGCCCGGAAGCAGGCAGCTGATGCAGCTGAAAAGCAGGCTGAAATTGATCACAGGGAAAAGAAGCTGAACCGTCAGATCCGTAAGGAGAAACAAAAATGATAAGCAAATCAGTATTTTATAAAGAATACCCCCAGATGTGGCTCCCAGATCCACTACGCTCCCCAATGACTATAAAGATCTGGTGGTATCGCAGATTGTGGAATGCTACACTTGGAAGATTGTTCAGCGCGATCGGTGGACTGTTTAAGAAAGCCGAAGAGCCTGAAGAGGTAATAGAACTTAGATCCCAGTCCCCAGTTCTGGAGATAGATGTAGATGTGAAAGCTGATGGATAACGATAGCATAAAAATAACTGATGAACACCTAAGCAATTTGGATATCCAACCGGAATCCATTTTGCTTTTGAAGGTTCCTATCAATACCTCAAACGCTGCCCTTAGAATGGCAATGGATGAGGTTAAAAAGGTGGTTCATGGATCCGTGGGATACTATCCCGGGTTATTGATAATCCCTGCAGATGTAGAGCTTACATCCATGAGGGTAGATCAGTTAGAAAATATGCGGAATGAGATCGATGGGATCCTTCAGTGGAAACTCTCAGCAGAACACGGGATAGGGGAAGTAAATTGAGATCCTACGATAAACGAAAGGTGATACAGCCATGAAACCAATTTTAATGCCAGCCAAGATGCTCAAGGGATCCGCTCACTTGCGGGGACGTGTGAAGCAGCACCAGAGACATACCAGATCTGGTAAAACTGTAATTGTCAAAGAGCATAAAAGGGATGTAGGCGCGGAAGCTGAAGCCCTCATGGGCAAGTTCAAAGCAGCCTTAGCCGGGGGTGATATCTCCGGAGCTACTAAGATCCAGCTGCAGCTGCAGGCTCTTGTGGATGGCATAGGCGGTGGAACGATCACCCCCAGAGAGAAAAAGGCTGCTCCACAGCGTAAAAATACTGACTTTGCTGCTAACAGGCTCCCCCCGTCCATTGAGGCTGAGGTGGAGAGAATGGGGAATGAACCAGATAAGCCAGATGTTGAAGGGATCATGCAGCGGGAAGAGCGTGGAGAGCGTGAACGCATGGCTACAAATCTCTCCCCAGAGCAAACAGATGTGGAGATCAAAAATAAAGAGATCCAATCTGCCTCGATGGAAGCTGAAAGTGAATTCCACAGGCAAGTGGCATCCGATCGCAGGCTGGTAGATTTTAATGCTGCAAACCAGAAGAGACGGGACGAACAGGAACCATTTAATGCTCCCCGTGAGGAAGCCCGGGAGCTCCGTGAAAGCATTTCTGCTCTCAGGGGTAAGATGGCTATGAACATGGAATCATATAATGGTGAGGCTGAAGCACTGATCACGAAGCTGGAATCCCACAAGGATCAGTTCAAATGGGAACTGGATGCTTTCAAGGAATTGCATGAGGATAAAAAGCGGGAAGTGGCTTTTGATACCGTCCGTTTTGATCACCAAGATTATGTAGTAGTTCGCAGGAAATTCCATGCCATGAGCGGAAGAGGTGGGAACCAGATGGAATACACTCTGGCAAAACCCCGGACAACTGGCAAAACATACATTGCATGGCGGAATGAGAAGCATGGTACTTGGTCGCGTGTAGCCTCATTGGGTATGCTCGGGAAACTGGATAAGGAAGGTGCAGCTGCAGTACGTTCAAAAGCAGAAGCAGCCGGGCTTATTGGTAAGAAAAAGCCATCCCCTTATGGTGAAGTGAATACTGGTGAATACATCGCAGCACCAGTCCCCAAAAAGCCAGCTGATGCCATTATAGAATTCAGCATCCCCCATGCTGGTCGTGGGATGTTTGTCAAAACCAATTTAGAAATCAAAGGGCGGGGAGCTCATCTACTGGGAGACGGTACAAGCAACCCCAGAGGACTGAAGCAATACAAGATCACAAATAAAATGGCTGATGATCTGCAGGCTGGTAGGTACAAGGATCAGGTTCGATACAGGAAATCGATCGATCCGGAACCACTTATTTCGATGCCCAGCAAATTGAAGATGCTGAAGGGTAGAGTATCCCAGCACATGCGTAGGCATAAATCTGGTAAGATCTCTCTGGTGAAGGAACATGATAACAGCCGTATGAAGGCACTCATGCAGCAGAAGCAGACTCCACCTAAGCCTTCACCCACGAACGGGACTCCAATGGCTCACAGTGACTTCAGGGAAGAGATCTGGCAGCGGAACTTGGTTAAGTATCCTCTGGATCCATCGAAGCGGAAGCTGGAGATCCACAAATTTGATACAATGGTGCAGCGTGGTAGAA